CTATGAGCGAACCTAAGGGGATCTACGAGCATAGCATAGGACTTACCTCCCCCTGCTGCACCACCATACAATACGTCTGTCTCAGGAGCAGCTAGAAAGTCTGTCTGTGGCCCCTCATTAGGACTAAAGATGACATCTCTTTCTGCTATCTCTTCTTGTACATTGTTAGGTAACATCTCTAAGTCAGCTAGATCCACTACTTTACCTTCCTTTGTGGAAGTATCTGCTGGCTCATCTAACTTACTTTGAATAGATGTTTGTTTCTTTAGATTAGTTCTTACAGTATTTAGTTCTTTCTGTAATTTCTTTTCTCTTTTCTGCTTTTCTTTAAGAGACTTTTGAGCAGACATCTTAGCTTTAACACTACTATGATAGTTGTACTGTCTCTTAGGCTCATTAGGATCTAATAGACCTAGTGAAATCTTTTCCTTCTTGACGTAGTTACTTATTGTCTGATGAGAAATCTTAGCATCTCCAGAGGAAGTTTCGAGTATGTCTCTTGCTTCTCTTAGACTAGCTATCTTTCCAGATATAACTCCATCAATAGTATCCTGTAGAAGTTTAATCTTCTTAGGAATAGCATTAAGCTTAGAGCCATCCTCAGATAGCTCATAACCAAAAGGCTTAGAACCTGCTCTTACAGGTTTAGTCTTTGGAAACTTAATCTAATTCACCTTCATAGGTGTTTACTTCTTTAGCGGGTAGAATAAATAAACTACCTGCATTCACATCCACACTGTGGTTAACATCTAACCTATCCGTCTTAGCTATGCCAACTCTATCAAGGATAGTCTGAGCCGCATTTAGCTTAGTATTAACCTGTGGTATTGCTTCATCTGATGTCATCACTTCAACTAACTTAAAAGCTGCTTGAGGAGCAGACTGTGCAAGGATGCTTGAGGCTAAATCTATCACTTCTTGTTGTAAACTTTTTAGGATTTGGGAGTGACTTCCTTCTGCGTATCCTGCTAGTACCGCTGCTGACTTTGGATCACCTCCTGTTTCTATCAAACAATCCAGAAACTTCTGTTGCTTTTCAGTTAACACTCTATCCTTGTTAGGACGAGAATCTTTAGGTATAAACTTAGATATATGAGACATAGTTCCAGCAAATATATAACAGTATACTGTTGAGTTAGAGGTTTGTCAAGCATTATTTTTCTTTTTTTTAACAAAAAAGACTTGACAAAGTTAACATCCAACAGTATAATACTTATAAGTCTTCTCCTTAAAGTAACATATAATTTATATATATAGTTAAATATATAGTTAAAGTATATTTTACTACTGTAAAGGTGAGCGCAATATTCTGAATATTCTGAATACTTATAAGTAAGGGGTGCTAAGTTTTACAACTTGAAAATAGTGCAAAATGTAGATGATTGTATTACCCCACCCACCACCCGCCACGGCCACCTGCCCCGCCCTCCTGTACATCCATCCAGTACTGTACATATTCACAATACTGTACATATTCACAATACTGTAAGCGCATCCAGTACTGTACATATTCACAGTATTTAAAATATTTAGAATTTGCACCTATTCCATACCGGACTTTTAAATATTCCAAATAGGAATAGATTTACAATATTTAGAATAGATGCAAATAGCGTGCCAATGTTAGTTATATATTCCAAATACTCAACAATTCCAAAGATTTAAACTACTGTAAATCTATCCAGTACTGTACACTTATACATATCCTAATCCTTCCAATACTCCTATCTAAACCCCCATTTATTTACTGATAGCCTACTATCTATTTCATATAAGATACCTCAGAGATCAATTCTCGCACTCTCAGCGCCTGTATAAATATACAGCTTCCCCTTAGTTTTCCCTGTTGGCATGTTAGTTGCATACCACTATTTACTGTACATCTATACAGTATTTTCAATACTCTTCATTATCTCTCCATTATATCTCCACGCTCACTCCACAACTTATTGTAGATCTCAATCTAAAACTAGTGTTTAATTCTCACATCGCCAAAGAGTAGTACGGCGAAAGAGAAAAAGCTGCGTTCCTGCTACACTCTATAACAGTAAAATTGGAACCGCTCCACGGGGATTGCGGGTAATATATAAGAGGGGTTAAAACCTCAACCCGTCCACCTCGGCGCGATAATGCGGCATAATTAATGGCACCATGCGAAAGTATTAGAGTGCGCCAAAATATTTGGTTTATGAAATGAAGCAACCCTGACTCTGAGGGTTTCTATCTAGCAAAAACATTAGAACAATGACCCTTAGTTAATTAGCGGGTAATTGCAAAGCCTAATAGGTCGAGCAATTGTCTTTTAGTTGCTAAGGGTTTTTTGTTCTTATAGATAGTATCGGAAAGAATCAAAATTAAATTTAAAAATCGAAGGGTAAATTATGAAAACTGTATATTTTAAAATGATGTTAGATAACGTGGCAGCTAATGAGTCAACAATGCGCGACAACGTGCAAGCTTTGGCTGTGTCTGCTATTGAGACGTTTGGTAATCATGGCGATACTTCACGCATTGAAATGCTAGTTAACGCTAGTATCAAAATGAAAAGCATTAGGTCGCAAACTTTGAAAGAGTTTATTAAAGACCATGCAAATGTGAAGTTCACGCCTGTTAAAGATGGGGCTGGCTTTGTAGTTAAGAAGGTAGGTAAAGGCGCGATTGAAGTTAAGGAAGTAGCAAGCAACTGGTATGACTTCGACAAAGTTGGGGTAGCAGTAGAAAAAGAAGTAATGAAGGTGCTTAGAGGTGCCTTAGCTACAATCAAGAAGGCGCAAAGCGACAATAAGTTAAAGACTATGACAGTCGAAGAGTCTAGGGTGGTCGCACAATTAGAGTCAATGTTGGCGGCGTAACTAAAACAAAATCCGATACTATCTATAAGGACAAAATCTTAAACTACCATAGGGTAAAACTATGACAACAAAGCAAGCAAAAAGAGTACAGCGGAACACTAATGCCTCAAAATTGAAGGCACGTAGACGTAACGCTATGCGAGTAGCACCATTAAAGATAGATCAGGAAATCAAAAAACACTACTGGCTAAAGGTACAGGCAGATAAGAAGGCGCGAGGTTAGACAATATACTAGACCCATCTGAGGGTGGGTCTGAATATGTTTTCTAAATAAAATGCGAGGGTAATGTATGACTAGTGAAGTACTCACAAAATTAAAGGCAGTATCGGACTCACAGCTATTGGAGTTCAGCCAAGAGTGTATCCGTGTTAGGGCAGGTAGATTGTTTCAAAGGTGTGAAGAGGAACGTGTACGCAGAGTTGAATGGAGACAAGCGCATGGGTAAGGATAAGGCAGGGTTTCACTTGCACAACCCTAAGATAAATAAGTTTGCACAGAAGTCACCAGAGAATCTGAAGCTAATGGTGATGATGGTGGCGTTATCTATTCAGCAACCTTGGTCAGCAATAGGTGGTCAGATGCAGGATTATAAGCAACTAGGTGCAAAGTCTAGGTTTGTGTGGGGTAATAAGGCCAACACATTGGCATGGCTTGATGATGGAGTAGAGGGCTTGCACTCAGATGCAATGGCTGTAGTGGCACAGTACAAGGGTAGAGAGCTGGACATAAAACTAATGGAAGTATTCATTCAAGTAGATGGCATGGGGCTGGCTAAGGCAGGGTTTTGTTGCCAGCTATTTGCAGGGCGAGTGGGTTGTATTGATGTTCACAACCTCAGAAGGTACAGCATACCTGAGGCAGTGTTGAAGTTTAGTAAGAAGCTCAAGCCTGAGAGTCAGGTAAAGAAGATAGAGGCGTATGTTGATGCGTGTAGACAACGACGTAGTGTAAGGCTTTGGAATAGCTGGTGCGAGTTGATAGCTAAGAAGCAACCTAACAAGTGGACAGATGGTATACAAGTTAGTAAAGTACATCTTGATTACTTGACGGCATAGAACCCTCGCAACCTGAGTATGTTGTTAAACTGCTCACTAATTTAAATAACATAGGAATGACTATGGAGCGTGAACTATTAGTAGAGAAGGCTGGCTCTAAGGGCTGGTCTTTATCTGATGACGGTATCTTAATAAGTTGCTATGCTACTTGCCAAGATGTAATGATAGAGGCATTCAGACTTAGCCAGATGCGTAACCCACCAATTAAAATAACAGTAGACTGTCGAGGAGAATAGTAATGTTAATTGAGAAGAAATCTATAGCTACAGGCAGGGTTCATATCTTGGACTTGCCAGTAACTAAGCAGCAGGTAGAGGCTTGGCAGGGCGGTGAGTTGATTCAGAATGCTATGCCTGACCTGTCCAGCGAGATGCGTGAGTTTATTGTCTCAGGTATTACACCATGGGAATGGGAAGAACTATATGGAGAAGAAGAAGATGGACTTTCATAGAGTCAGGTCAGTAAAAGTTGTAAAGGATTCAGAAGATAGATGGACTACCTTGCACATTGTGCGTGAGGAGAATGTCAATCTAGATGATGAAAGTGTTAAGCACATAGCAGGTATGCTCAGTATGAGAGAGATTGATGTGATGCGTGTACTTAACTTTACTAGGGGTTTAGGTACTCTCACAGAAGAGGTTACTTTATTCCCTGTT